CAAAAACTGATTTGATTGAATCAGGTGGTGATGCAAGTGTACAACGTCCATCTATTGCAGCTAATTCTGGTTTTGTGGGTTTAGGTCCATTAAGTTCTTCTCGTTTTAAATCAGATCCTGTATCTCGTGGTGTCGATGGACAGATACGTGTTCCTAGAATTATTGCCAACTTAGAACCTAATGATCGTGTTGGTTATATTGTTCCTGATGCAATTACAGGAGATCAAAATTCATTCTCTCGTCAATACAGAGAAGAGATACGTACAGCTTTAGGAGGTGTAGATGAATTATCTATTTCAGCAGGTGTAACGGCAACAGAATATAAATCATTATTTGGACGTGTTGCAGCAACATCTAAAAAGAAAGCAAGATCATTATATGACTATGGTTTATCTCGTTGTTTAGAGTTAATTATTTTCCAAGAAGAAAAATTATTCCGTGAAAGTTTTGCTGCTGCAGTTGGTATTGAAAAACCTTTAGATTTACCAGATGATGCAACGCCTAATGATCAGGAATTATATGACGCAGCAATGGAGATGTTTGAAGATCAAATAAAAAATATAATGATGGCTTCATTGCAAACGCAGCAAGTTCCTCCAGGTGTTACAGGATTAATACCTGATGGTGATGTTACAATTCAATGGAGATGGATGGGTCCTGTATATGAGGACTCAACTCAAGACGTATTAAACAATTCCATAGTCGTAAGAAACCTTCAAGAATTGGGGGTTGATAGTATAGAAGCATTGAAATATCTTTTTCCGTCAAAAACGGACGAAGAGAGAGCAGCCATGCTATCGGGTTTCCCGTTCAGAATGGTGAACGAACTGCAGAGTGCATACTCGCAGTTTTCAAGGTTAGTGGGGGGAATGATGCAGACTCCTCACCCTCAATCACCAGATCTGCCAATGGCTGCAGACCCAAGATTGGATTTAACACCATATCTGTATCGAACATTAGAAGCCCTTCAAAAGGAGATGAGTTATGCAGGACGCTACCGTCCAATCGACCCCACAGACGAGCCAAGCACCAGCAGCCGTCGCCCCGAACAATTACGTGACGGCAGCTCCAGCGGTGCAGACGACTCCAGTGGGATATCAGGTGGGTACGAGTTACCCCCAAGCAGTACCAGCGGCGACCCCCAGTTACCAATCAGCCCCTACGCAGTACGCCCCCCAATCCCAACCGACGGAAGCCCCACAGGGGAACCCATGGGAATCGGCGTTCAACAAGGTGGTAGGACTCCTGAGTACTCCAGTTCAATCCCCGTTCCAGGGTCAACAATCTCAGACACAGGAGTACAGTCAGGCGAATTACGGAGCAACCAACGACCAGGATACCTATCAATCGGATCCGCAGACTTGGCAAGCCAACCAGACATACTCGGACAATTATTCCCAAACCTCTTCGGATCCCTCACTGGAGGAAGTAGCGGAGTACGTGGGGATGTCTCCAGAGAGCCAGCAAGTGATCGAGGCGTTCGGGATAGAGGCACCAGCGGTACTAAACCAGTACGCCGTAAATCTAGAAGGGATGCTTGATGAAGCAGTTGCATGGGGTAACGAAGCAAAAGAAGTAATTACAGGATTTGCTGAATTCTCTGTTAATGAGCATCAAGAAAATTTAGCTTATAACGAAATCCTTACTAACCCTGATGTATTAAGTGATTACACATTGAAGTTCTTCGGTCCAGAAGGTCCTCATCCTGTGTATGAAAATCCAGCTGAGTTAGAAACAAAAGGATATCCAACTGCACCTACAGAAGGTAATGCGTTAGCACAAGTTGGTCAAAATTTCCCTGCACCACCTCAAGCAGAAGCACCACAGCAGCCAGAAAATTTCTGGGGTTCATTTAATGAGCAAATGTCTCGTGATCCTTCTAATGCTTGGCGTGTATTGAATGGCGCACAACCACAAACTGTGCAGAACAAGTTATTTGTAATGGAATAAAAGTTGATAACTTTCAGTAGCTATTTTGATATTGAAAGTTATTACTTAGTAATAAATTACAGACTGCTAAAATTTATGTTAGATAAGGCATGCTCATGTCTGAATCTTTCGCCCGTTAACTTAAAACTTCAGACATTGGAGGTATAAAAACAAGTGTTTATTGATAATGATTTCCCCAAAATTTTAGGGGCCGAACTATATAGACCGCATCCAGGTTATATAGCCGAGATGGCAGTTGAACCAGTAGTGGTACACGACTTCACTCGCCAGCCTGGACAAACTGTTCAGTTGGATCGTTACAAATTCTGGGGTGCTCCTGGTACAAAGGACAGCCGTGAGCGTGTAGCTGATCAAACAATCGGTACTGCTAACAGCCGTAACATCACAAAGGAAAAAGTTCTTGTTGTACTTAAAGAGTACACAGGTCCTGCAGATCCTGGTGATGCTACTCAGTCAAGTACCTTTAAGATTGCAAGAGAAACTCTTGTAACAGCCCAGCGTCTACTACTTGACACAGGGAACCTTAATATGTTCCATCAGAGCATTGGTTCACTTACCCTGCTTGATGATTACAGAAGATGGAGAGATAGAGTATTTATTGACGAACTAGCAAAAGCAGAAGCCAATGGTGCTGCTTCTACTAGCCAAGGTGGATATTTCTTTGCTGGCAGTAAGACAAAAGATTCTTCTGGACGTATTGCATATACTTCAACTGAGTATGGCAATCAGATTCAGCAGTTCTCTGTTAAGACTGACCTTTTAACTGTTGTTAAGGATTTACGTAAGCGTAATACTCCTACTTATGCAGACGGTTTATATCGTTGCATTTGTGACCCAACATTTATGATGCACTTACGTCGTGACTCTGACTTCAGAGAAATCGCACGTTATGCAGGTAATCCTGGTCAAGGAATGTACATGGGCAACCCCATGATTCCTAACAACGCAAGTTTCTACCAAGGACCACAAGCAGGACAAGCTTATTTCTTAGCAGGTGAGCCTGTAATGCCTACTGGTGTTCAGTTTGAAGGTGTTAAATTCTTCGAGTCAACAAACTTCCCAACTAAAAACATAACAGCTACTTTCGATAATAGTAGTTATGCTTCTAAGGAAGTTGCTCAAGGATACTTCTTCGGACCTCAAGCTCTTGGAGTTGGAATTGGTGGACCTAATGCACAAGTTCTTATTAATAATAATGATGATTTCTCAAGATTCATTATTTTGATATGGCAGTTGTACGCTGGATTTGAGATCCTTAATAAAGATTTCGTAACTACAGCATTCAGCTTCGTTCAGGATGACGGATCTGTTTAATAGTTAACAATTAAACTCGTAAAAAATACATTCGGATAATAAAAAATGGCTTATTTATCGGCTAAAAAAATCTATCCAGGAAACTGGGCAGAGCCTCTAAATGGTTGGTATAACAATATCGATACCAACGATGACAGTACAAATGATAAAACCAAAGGCGGTCCAACCTCTGTGTTGGCCGTCCCTGGGTGGCGTTATTTCCAACAACGTGGATATGTTGAAGTTACAGGTAAAGCTGCTTCTGCATTCACTAGTGCTGACGTAATCGTTCCTTCACCTTATAGAAACGACGACACACGTACTGACATCACAGGAATGACAATTTCTGGTGATGCTCAAGGAACTAACGAAGGTCCAGCTTATGTTTACAGAAGTGCAATTTCTGTAGCATCTGGTTGGAATGATGGAAGAGTTGCTTCTGGTGTATATACAGACACAGGAAACCTTATCTCTTTTGGTGTTAATAACGGTGGAAACCCTATAGCTGCTTCTGGTTTGGGCGAAGGTCCTGCTCAAGCAAACATAGCTTCTACAGTTAATGGACCTAACGCAGGTGGTGCAGCCAACTCTGTTTATTATGCAGGTGGTGTTAATGCTCTTAGCTATAACCCACTCGTAACAGCAAGTGGTGTAAACGCAGGTGGTTCTGACAACCCAGCTACTCCTTATAAAGCAATTACAGCTGCTACAACATTTAAAGTGTTTGTAAAAGCAACTGCTAATGCTACATCTCCTTCTAGTGCAGCAGATGGTTTATACATCTCTGATGCTGACGTAGATGCAGGTAGAAAAGGATACCTAGTTGTAGAAGTATGTTACCTACGTGCTGACACAGCTCCTGGATACGGTGATATCGAACAGTACTTAAATAACCGTACTGTTTCTTAAATTATGAGTTAAACTGGGATCAGAGATAAAAACTTTGATCCCTATGACTCTTCTTTATAAACATAAAAAAACAGGCGTAAGAGTTAAAATAATTAGTGAGTTAGATAATGGCGAATGCTTCATGGTTCAGGATCAAGACTCAAAAACATTTTATGCATATGAAGCTGAGCTAGAAAAAGATTTAGCAGGAACAAAGAAAGTCAAGACTTTACAAATTAAAGATAAAGCATCGAAAGAAGAACCAAGAGATTTTCCTCCTGATATGCGTCTAAACATTAATGGTGCTACACCACAAATGATTGCAGATCATATTAAAGGAATTGGTCTTAAAACAGCTCGTGAAATTAAAGATCTTCAGATGTCATTATCAGCTGAAAAGTTTAATAATTTAGAACAGTTAAAACAAATAAAAAGAGTTGATTGGGATTCTGTTTTAGCTGCTGATTTAATCCGAGTATAATTTGAATATACAGGTTTTTTAAAGTGCAATTATCTGACTTCGATAAAAGTAGAGTTAGATACCATTTAGGGTATTTTACGGTTTCTGTTCCAGCTGGTGATTATGCCAGATTGGAAGAAGCTATGAATACAATTCCTGATTCTTATTTCTATGATAAAGTTACTGTTCAATTAGCTCGTTGTGATACAGCTGAAAAGAAAACAGAAGTTGCAAGTTCTCCTTCTACAAGATTAGAAAGTATTGCAGGTGACGTTGATCGTACAATTCGATCAAGTAATGCCAAAGATGCTTTAAAAATCTGGGATGATATTTATCTCTATGAAACGAATCGATTAGCAGGTATCTTATATGTAGCAAACTATAAAGATCCTTTGCAAGCTCGTTATAGATATGAAAGGTCTGGAGCTGAATTTATACAGTCTTTACCAGGTCCTGCAGATACAGCTGTTGGTTCTCGTGTTTATTTATCTGAGGCTTGGAGATGATTACTTTAGCTGGTCAAGGACATTGGGGACGAATACTTAATGACGATTTAAGTACTGAAGAAAAAAAAGAAGAAGATCATATTTTAGAAGAAGGTGTTGAAGCTGAGCAAAAACATTTAAATAAAGATACAGTGAATAAGGAAATATTTAATCAAGATCCTTGGCAATGAAAATTACACAACCTAAGTTCTATACATTTGATTTTTTAAAAGGTCAAATGTTAAAGAACAGAAAGGGTACTATTTTTACTTGGAAGAATGCAGGTATTAATTTAGAAAATAATGATATTGAAGTTCAGCTATATGATCCTGAAAAAGATGAGGATGCAGGACAGATTAGTTTAAACGAATTAGATGATTTTGAGATGTTTGTAAAAGAGACTGTAGAAGAAAACAATGATTATAATAATGGTTATGAAGAATACGAATAAGTAGATGGCTTCTTTTGCTGATTATTATGATTATGGTTACTCTCCTGGACAATTAAGTAGAGCTGGCTATTTAAATAGAGATTTTTCTAAGTTATTTACTTCAGAGAAACCTTCTATCTTAAATAACAGTCCAAGTTTTGAAAGATTTATGGACTTACAAAGTAATCCTGAAGCATTAATGACAGATAAGGTAGCAAAACATTCTCCTGGTTTCGTTCTAGCAAAGATGAAATTTGGTGTTTAAGGTTATAATTAAGAAAAATCAGTATGTATAAAAGTGGCTTCAACCTCTACTAATAAACAACCCCTTTTAGTTGATCGTCCTTTATTTGATGCAGTACGAGTAACGACACAAACAGTTGGACAAGAATCTACAAATACTTTATTTGTACAAGGTGGACAAGCTCCATCAATTCTTGTTGATATGGATGCAGCATTAAGTGAAGATAATAATAATGGTGGGGTTGTAGATGCAATACAAATTACAAGAAACGATTTCTATCGTGGAAATGATTATGTTTTAAGTGCGACAACATCAGGAAGTGGTATTTCTCTTGTTAGTGGTCAAATTATTTACGCACAAGATTGTCAACAGTCTGCAGTTACCGCTGTTAAAAACGGAGGAGATAACTATTATAAATATAAAGGTTCATCAGCAGTTACAGGTTTAATTAGTGCTTTTGATTTTACTAATACAGCAACAACTACAGGTTATGAAGATCTTGGTTTAGTTTATGGAAAACAACCCGAAGTAACTTTTGTTTTCTACCATACTCGTGGTACTACAACTCCAATCCCTGCATCTGGTGATTACAATATTTTATTTGCTAAGACAGTACCTGCAGAAACAAAGGTATGTGACTGTTCAGATGTTATGCCTCATTTAGCTGTACCAGGAGTACATGCTGGATATGCATCAGCAACTGGAGATGCAAGAGCAGGATTACCTATCAGAAATAGAGGTATTTATTTAGAACGTGGTGATCGTATTTATGTAGGTGTTTATGCACAAGGAAACAATAGTGCTGGATACGCTGCAGGTGCGAATATAACTGCTCAAGGTGGATTCTTCTAAAGCTAAAAAAGCGGCAAAAGCTGCTAAATTACACAAGGACAAAATGGCTTGTGATAAGCCACGGAAAACCCCTGGTCATAAAACAAAATCACATGTAGTTAAAGCTTGTGATGATGGAAAAGAAAAGATAGTTAGATTTGGACAACAAGGTGTAAAAGGTGCAGGTAAGAGTCCTAAAACTGCAAAAGATAAAGCTAGAAAGAAATCATATTATGCAAGACATGATGCTCAAGATTCTAGTCCTGATAAGATGTCAGCTAGGTATTGGTCACATAAGGTTAAGTGGTAAATGGCTTCATTTGGATCTTTTTCTTCCTTTGATAAAAAATATAAAGGTGATACTTATAAATTTGAACCTGTAAAGAATGAGTTTGGAGGAAGTAGTCCTGAATCTGTTTATACAATTAATAGAGAATCATGTTGGGCAAGATGGAGAAGAGGCTTTGAATTAGCTACAGCGTCTCTTTATCACAATTCCTTTGATTATCCCTTTAGATATAAAATACCTTTGCCTCAAGGCGTTTCAGGAGGCTCTGGTAATGCTCCTTCTATACCAGGTATATTTAGAGGATTTCCAACAGAGAATAAAGAACTAGGTATTCATTGGGCAGGTGTACGTGTTGCAGGTAGTCTTCGTTTTGACAATGTAAAAGATACAGGAGGTGTTGCTGCTTCAATTGCGTCAGTTACAGAAGATAAAGAATTTTGGTATGTACAACTAGCAGGTACATGGAGTTCTACAAATCAACTTCCAGCTCCTTTATTTATTCCTATTGCAGGTACTGATGGTATTAAACCTACTAATGGAGAAGTAATAGAAGATCGTATTATTGCTCCCGAAGGTGTTCCAATTAACCGAAATACTATTAACCCCAATACACAAACTAGATATGGTTATGTACAAGCTGTTTTAGTTGATGTCAATCCAAGTACAGGTTTATTGAAACTTAGAAAACGTGGATCTGTAGAAGCAACTCCTGACCAAGTATTAGTTACACCAGCAACAAGACCACCAAACGTTGGTAGATATTTTATGACAGGAACTAGGTATTACTGTACTTGTCAAGATTTCACGAGACGTGAATATGCCTATATGTCTTCTCTTGGTTTACGTAAGTCTAAATTATTTCCACATACAAGAGTAGCTACCTTAAAACCTGGTCGTTATGAAGTGATGACTGAAGCAGGAAAAGTAGCAAACCAAGCTATGACAAATGCAGTAACAAATAGGAAATTAGAAATCGTATCTCCCTCTATTGAATATGAAATACCACCAACTGTTGTGGAAACAAGTAGTACTGTTTTAGGAGCAACCAGAGACAACCCAGGTGTGTTTAGTGATTTTGGAGGAGTATATCTAAGAAGTGGAGCTGATCCTTCTTTACCTGGAGCAAGATCTGAAGGATTACCTGACTTTGAAGATTACAAAGCAAAAAATAATGTAATCACTTCTTTAACAGATAGATGGACTCCTACCTTAGATGAGTTTAGATATTGCAAACATATCTATTCTATGAAATATGAAGAAGGTGTCTTTCCTCCTGAGCCTTCTGATTTACCTGTAGAAATAACTAACATCACAGAATGGGAACAAAAGTTAGTTAATAAAGTACAAAAAGATCAAGAAGGAGCTTCTATAAACATCAACCGTTATGGATTGTCTTATATGGATATACCGCCCTTTAACTGTCAATCACCAATGATGGTTCAGATGATGCAAAAACTATTTAATATTCCTACAAGCTTTGTATTACTCCAGAATTTCACTATGTATGATAAGACTGGAAAAGCTTATACTCCTTCACAAGGAGGAACTCCTGCATTATGAGTGACCCTAAATTTGGTGACGTTGTTGATTCGAATTTTATTTATTCAAGTGGACAAAGAAATGTAAGAAAATTTGGTGATAGTGATATACAAGTCAGCGGAAATCCAGCGACTTATCATGCAGGTGACGTTGTACATTTGCCATACACAGCAGGAGAAACATCAACGATTGAAGCAATAGGATTAGCATGGTCTGGCTTTGCCGCAGGTGTTCAGCCCTCTGGTTAAATTACATTCTGTATACTTATGTTAAGCCTTTTGTTGAAAGGCTAACAAACGCTCTTATATTTAAATACTATGGCTACTGCTATTGACGTTAGGGAGCGAAGTTCCCTGACAGGCTGGCCTGAATTTTGCGAGTGGGTTACATCTACCAATAACCGTTTATACGTTGGTTGGTTTGGTGTTTTAATGATCCCTTGCTTATTGACAGCAGTCACTTGTTTTATTATCGCTTTTATTGCGGCACCACCTGTAGATATAGATGGAATTAGAGAACCAGTTGCAGGATCATTCCTGTATGGAAACAACATCATCTCAGGAGCAATCGTCCCTTCTAGTAACGCAATCGGTCTTCACTTCTACCCAATCTGGGAAGCTGCAACCGTCGATGAATGGCTCTATAACGGAGGACCATATCAACTCATTGTGTTCCACTTTCTCATCGGTATCTCAGCTTACATGGGACGCCAATGGGAACTTAGTTATCGACTAGGGATGAGGCCCTGGATTTGTGTTGCTTACTCCGCACCAGTATCAGCGGCCTTCGCTGTCTTCTTGGTCTATCCTTTCGGACAAGGATCATTCAGTGACGGTATGCCTCTCGGCATTTCAGGCACGTTCAACTTTATGTTTGTCTTTCAGGCGGAACATAATATCCTCATGCATCCATTCCACATGGC